CTTTGTCGGGCGCCGAGCAAGTCGGATGATGACAATAAATTCGTAAGAGAAGCCCGTATTTGCCCATGCTTGCTGTCTGAGCATGGGCGCCACCTCACCCCCTCGGTTTGATTTCCCCCCACGTACGCGTTGTTATGTGCCATCTCTCCTACCCCAATTGGATTGCCTGCTGGGCTAGCCTTGCAGGACGCGTGGATTGTTACCACGTGCCACACAAAACACACGCGCAATTGCGCCCAGGTTGATGGTCGCTCACATGTCCATGCCTCCTGCTGCCACGGTCCGCGCCGCACTCCGGGCGCCGTCCAGGCCACAATCACAACTTGGAGCACTTTATCGGATCTACTCTCATGATCAAACCCTGTGACACCTGCCTATCAGATGTAGTCCTTGGTGGCGACTCGGGATCCACCTACCAAAACCCAATTCACGCTGGGCCTAGTGCCCAGCGGATTGCCACAGATGCCGGGCGCGGCATCTCGTGGAAGGACCCACTCTCACACATGGGAGATTACGCACGCGCCGTCACCGTTATGACGAACCGTGGCCGAGGACGCCTGCAGGTTTACACCCGGGCCTACCTTGCCACACGGCGTCTGTACGCCATGCCGGGACATGGCCGGGCATATCGAGAGATTGTGTCCGCTGTCCCAGACACCGGCATCTCGCGCAGCGATCTCATGAAGCAACTCGGCCGCGTCGGACTGTTCTACACGCGGGGGCGTGTGATCATGGACGAGCCGTACATGCACGCAGCATGCCGGCGTGACGTTGCGGATGCTGCAGTGGTCGCCCAGCTGGGGCTGCCCGTCATTGTCAAGGACGCGCATGTCACGCGGGCGATCACGGCGGCCACAAAAGATCGCCGTGGATGGCGACGCGAGACCCTGTTGCGGGAAGGCATTGAGGCCAACCCAGGCCCGTCCCACGGTGACGGTGCCGCAACAGCAACAGGTTGCGACGAGCGTGAGCGCCGTCGCGAGAAACGGCATGTTGCCGCACCAAAACCGCAAATTGCGGGCTCGACCGGAAGCGAGCATGGTCGCGGACGTGGCCGTGGTGGTCGGGGCGGACGAGGAGGGGGCGGACGCATTGCGAACCCCAAGGCGGAAGATTTCGCCGCACTCGTCGCACAGAACCAGGCTCTGGCCGATTCGGCCGCCGATGCACATGCTGAAGCACGTGCGGTGCGTGAAGAAAGCACTGCGCGGGAACTCAGCGCCGCTGACGCGTCCGCTGCCGAGCCTACCGCACCGGAGAAAGAGATCAACTCGATGCGGGAGATGACGACAGGGATCGACTTCTCATGGTTCTGTTGGGTGAATCCGGACGGTTCGGCAGGGGGTGTCATTCCACGTGACCAGCTCTCGCCGTCCGAACAGGACATCCTCCGCTCCTCGGACCGGAAGAAGAAGCCCACGAAGCTGTTTTGCCGCTACTATGACACCGCTACTCCCGCGGCTGTTACATGTGCGATTGCAGCTGGCTACGCCGGTCTCTATGGTATCGCCCATTCACAAAAGGCGACCAAGAGCCTAGCCGCGCCTGTTCTGGGCACTGCGTGCTTGCTGACTCAGGCTTTGTGGTGGCGCAAATATGTGCGATCACAACCGAGCTGCAAGTACTCTTCCGGTCAGGAGATCACCGATGCGGACCAAATACGAGAGAAGGGCGATCGCCGCCCACTCGAGGTCTTCAAGAAGATGCAACGGTCGCACTACCGACTCGTCCGTGTTTACACAGACGAAGAGTATGAACCGCATCCAGACCCGAAACTTGTTGAGGTCCGCGCGTACAACGAGCGTGATTCAGCCACGCTCGGCGTCTCTGCCGTACGCAAGCTCATCTCAGAATACACCGACGTCCTGCCGCTGGCGCAAGCCCAAGCCGCGGTGGCACGATCACAAGACTCCACGGAGAAGACGTGGAGCTGGTTCAAAATGGGTTACACGCCCAACCAGGACCAGGTGTACACTTCCATCAAGATCCACGACGACTGGCCGGAAGCAGGCGTTGAGGGACTGAGCCCGTATGACCCATTGACTGTGCGGGTCACTTATGGTGTCACGGACTCAGAAGAGACATCCCTGGATCTGCGGCGCTTTTATAGTGCCGTTTCCACGTACGCAGCCGATCCTGCTAAGAGCGAAGCAGTTTGGCAGGTCATGATGACCCGGGCCACGCCCCAGTTGCAGCGGCGAGAAGACGCTCTCTTGCCGATTGAGGGCTACTGGAAGGCATTTACGGCCTACAAGCTGCATACGGTGTGCCGGATGGCATCGGGGAACCCTTTTCGGTCAGGACAGTGAAGCGGGCCATGTCTCGGCTCGTCCTCACGGGCTATTTGGTTGGTGAGTACCCTGTAAAGTGTAACGAACCACGGAAAACCACAAGGATCACTGTCCACCGACACCACGATGTAAATAAAACCAAGGCAGACATTGTCGCCACATCTTTTCTCCCCATCCTGGATTCACACACTGGTGAGGTCGCCCTCGCCCCATTCAACCCCCACAAAACACACACAGACAACATCAAAGCGGCCGCAGCGCATCGCTTCGCCCGCGAAATCCCCCCACCCTCGAAGAAACGTGCTGAACACTTCGTGGCCTATGGCCGCCGCTTTATACAGCGGTGGTTTGAGCCATTGACACCGAAGGAGCTACTCACACATGAAGAGTGGCTCGCAGGCACAAAGTACTCAGCGAGTAGGCAGGAGGCTCTGAGGGTCCTCCATCGAAACACGGCAAAGGCCGATTCTGCCACCGCAGCGAACAAGAGTTTCATCAAAGATGAGATCTACTCTGAGCCGAAAATGCCACGCGGCATTAATTCGTACACCGATGAATCCAAGACCATTTTGGGGCCGATTATTAAATCGGTCGACAAGAAGACTTTCATGGCGAAGTGGTTCATCAAGGGCACGGATCCGCGAGAATGGCCGAGGATGATGACCGCTCTTTTCCTTGACTCGCCCGTCATGGAAACCGATTTCTCCTCTTTCGAGGCGCACCACACCGGCATCTATGCTGAGATGGTGCACTACTGGTTCATGCACATGCTCAGAGGAGCAGGCCTCTCAACCGGGAAGAAAAGGCTCATCAGTAGAATGGTTCTGGGCTCAAATGTGTGCCGCTTCAAGGACGTCACCGTCAAGCTGCCACAGAGTCTCATGTCCGGCGCGCTGTGGACTTCTAGTTCAAATGGCGTGTTGAACCTTCTCATCATTTCATACCTCTCAGGCGTGGCCTACAAGCCCGACGCGACTCCAGAGTGGCTCGCCGACAATGTCGATGAGTACTTCACTGGTCGTGTGGAAGGCGATGACGGCATATGCCTCGACAGGCATGTCCCAGAATCACTCATGAAGGAGATGGGAATAAATCTCAAGTTCGAAAGCCACCCCACGTTCCAAGAAGCGAACTTCTGTGGCTGTGTGTGCGACGGCCAGGACTACGCTGTAGTCACGGATCCTCTGCGCGTTTTGCGCGGAATGACCTGGCTGCCAGCAAAGTACGCACACCAACCGGTCAAGAATGGATACGCCCTGCTACGTTGCAAGGCCTTGTCCTACTTGGTCACCGTGCCCAACTGCC